GTCGTTTCTAAGCCCAATTCTCCGGCGGCAAGCGCACCCGGCAAGGCGGAGGCCGCCCCCCCTGCCGCCGCCTCCGCCCCCAGACCGCCCACACCAATCACCCCCGGCGCAATCCCCAACCCTGCCGCCAACGCCCCCACGCCAAAGCCCCCCGCCAGCACGAGCCCGGCCCCCAGCAGGCCGCCCCAGACCGGCCCCAGGCCAAAGAGCCCGCCTTCTTCCTGCGGATAAAACACCTGCGTGGGATTACCCTGGGCGTCCAGTTGCTTCAGATCCCAGCCTGTCCCCCCTTCCGCTCGCGGGTCGAGGCGGGCATCGCCATGACTAAACGTGTTGGTAATGGTGCCCTGGTTATCAAAATGCACCATGCCGCCGACAACGTTGGGGTCATCGGCATACCACATGCCAGGGTTTAACGGATCCTGCGTGGCATATTGCCCGCCCGGGCCAAACGGCGCCCCGGGCTTATAGCGCTCCGGGCCATTGGTGACAGCCCAGTCCGGCTTGCCGTCATCGCCGATATACCAGTCGTTTTCCCAGTGCCCCATCAGGGTCCCTCCAGCGCACTGACCCGCGCTTGCAGGTCGGCCACCGTCGTTTGCAGCTCTTTCACGGCCCGGATGAGCTGTTCGAAAAAGGCGATTGTGGCGATCCCCGTCACCCCACGCTGGAAATCTTGCGCAATAATCGCCAACGTTTGCCCGGTATACGCCAACTCCGCCATCCTACTGCCTCCACTGCGTGGCCAGGACGGCCCACGCCACCGCCATCGCGCCCTGCTCTTGCATGCGGGTAATCTGCTCGTCGGTATGCATGGTTTTGGGCTCCTGCCCAGGGCACAGCTGCTGTGACAGCGCTTCGGCTGCCGCCATCAGGGCATCTGCTTCCGCAATACTCAGATACCGCTCAGGCCGACACTGCCAGGGGCACGGCATGTTCTCGGTCACCCCCCAGAGCCGACAGATGAGGGGCCGCACGGCATACACCGTACAGCGCCCGTGTTTGAGCAGCGGACACACCGTCGTTTTGGCTTCCGCCAGCCGGAGCGGACTGGCCCGCTTCACCCGGAGCCATTCCAGATGCGCCATGCCGAGCGGCCCACACCCCTCCGCACAGTGCCCCTGACAGGCCACACGCGGAATCTGGGCATAGAGGGCTTCCAGGGCCTGACAAGCCTCACGGAACGTCATCACTGGCGGCCTTTCTGGCGGTCACCCGCGCCTGCATGTCCGCCCACTCCCCGGCTGCCATCCAGTCCGGCTTGACGCCCCCCACCACCCAGGCCTCTTCCAGCTCCTGCATGCGGGAGGCCGCCATGCGCTGGGTAAAACGCTCCATACTCTGCCGCGTGACGGCCAGCACCTCGGCCCACGTGGCCTCATCGATCCCCAGCAGTTCCCAACGTGGCTTCATACGCTCGTGACCTCACTCTCCACATACCCGCCCAGAATCGTCCGAATGACCGGATCCGAGATACTGGCCTCATAAATACGGCTCCGGGAGCGCCCCAAACGTAAAAACCGTGCCCGCGCCCGGCGCTCGCCGATTCTCCCGAGCGTCGCCGTCCGCTCCAGCGTCCACGTGGCCCCGCCGTCATCACTCCACCGGAGTATCAGCGTGGGATCACTCCCTGGCCCACTGGCTAGGCCCACCCCCATTTCACAGTCAATCTGGAGGGTATGGTGCAGCACCCAGGGCAAGTTGGCCGGACTCTTTCCCGCAAACAGGTACGGGGCCCGGCGCACGGCCCGGATCGGCGCCCCGTTATCGCTGTACGTCTGCATATCCAGCAGATACACATTGCCGTTTTGCCAGTCCCCCACCAGGTGCAGCCCAAAGGCATAGGTGGCGGCATTGGCCCGGTGCCGATCGAACGTGCCGGTGACCGGATTCAGGTACGCCCGTTCATGCCACAGCCCACTCGTCAAATCGAAGACCCAGGTGGCATTGCCCGAAGGAAAGGTCAGCCAATAAAACTCGTGGCCATCTCGCTGCTCCGCCCAGCCCAGCGCGTCACTGATTTGCGGGTAGCCCTGCCAGGCATGTTCCGTCGCATGCGTAGACACCCGCTGGACTTGCCCGGCCAGCACCACATACACCATGCCGGCGCCTTCCTGATTGGCCGTGAGCCAGCACAGCTTGTCGCCAATGACCGCCGGGGACTGCGGCGCCGCCATGCCCTGCTCACTAAAACCGCCCTGAATGCGCTGGAACGGAAAAAACAGATCGCCGGCGTTGTACCAGCGCTCCGTCGTCGTGGCACCAAAGAGCCAGAGTTCACGCCGGTAGGCCAGCAGCGACACCAGGCGGTCGGGAAAGCCATCGACGGAGGTAAAATCCAGGGCGTTAAAATCCACCCCACTCAAATTGGTCCAGAAAAACTGCTGCGTGCGCGGCCGGTTAAAGATGAGATAGTTGTCCAGCACCGTCACTTTATCCGCGCCCGGAAAATCCGGGTCGGTAATCTGCTGAAACAGCCCGGTTTGCAGGTCGTAGGCATAGCCATAAATGCCATCGACCAGCACCAGAAAGCGGCCATTATCGGCCATCGACACCGGCCCGACGGACGTTTGCAGCGTGCCGCGTGCGAACAGGGTGCCAAATTCGTTCACTTCCCAGAGCGTATTGCCGTAGGCGAGAAACGCCCGGTCCTTCACATCGGTGTGCGTGGTGTACATCCCGCCCGCCCGAACGCCAAACTGCCCGGCCAGCGTACAGAAGAGTTTCAGGCCGGGGGTGCGGATGAGCGCCGCCGGGGCTTTGCCCTGTTTCGTCTCGTCCATTTCCACGTAGAAGTTGACGGTCCGCTGACTATCGAGACTCGCAGACACGGGGGTATAGCTGCCGCCCACAAAGTTGATCGCCGCCATGCCTGTCCCCTAGCCTGGGTTGCTGACATGCTCGTAGTACGAATAGGAACCCATACGGCGCTTAAACAGCCCCACCGGCACCTGCAACACCGGCGTTTTGTTATTCTGGATTTCAATTTGCATCTTGCTTTCTGCCGCAATCTTGATGGTTTGCGGCGTCAGCCGGGCGCCCGGTTGCTGCCCCAGTTCCACGGCGAGCTGATGCACCAGAAAGCGCTCATAGCCCGGAGGAAACGCAATCGGGTCCACGAGCTGATCCACGCTCATCGTCACCCAGGGCTGCCACACCCACACCACCAGCTTGGTCGCACTGGTCGGCGCCGGATGCACAAAGAGGGTGCCGACCGGGTAGGTCGGCTCATAGTAAAAGCTCAGGGGCAGGGAACTGGTCAACTCTGGCGTCCACAGCCCATGATATTGCTGCGCCGTCATCGGCCTGAGCGTGTGTTCCAGGGCGGGGACCTGCGACTCATCGCGCCACTTCACCTCTTCCAAACGCACCGGGCGCGGGATACTGAGATCGCCCCCCGGCCCGATGGTATACGTCTGGCGGGTCAGGAGTACCGGAATGACGTAGCGCTGCATGGTGTACACTAAAAGCTCTTCCAGGGCCCAGCCATCGACCAGCATGTTGAGTGCCGCTAAACAGTCCTCCGTCAAAAAGGCATCTAACTCTTCGCCCGAGGCCCGCATGCCGGTCAGCATCGTGGCACGGTGCAGGATGTCTAAAACGGTGGTCACCGTCATCCCTCCCTAGGCTCGTGGCGGCCAGGGCCAGGGCGGCAGCGGCCAGCCCCCAATCAGCAGGGCCAGCGTCAGGCAAAACCACGCCCAGGCTTCAGCACGGGGGATGACCGTCACCCCCATGCCAAGCAGCGCAAACAAGATGAGAGCCAACACCAAAAACACGGTGCCAATACTCATGCTGGCGCCTTGTCCTTGTCCTCCTCCTCGTCCTCCTCCGGGCCTGGATCCGGCTCAATGACGATTGGGGACTCCGGCGGTTCAGGATGTTCAGGAGGCTCCGGGTGCTCCGAAGGTTCAGGGTCGTTATGCGACTCCAGCATAGAGACCTCCTACGGGTTCACACTAAACATGCTCATACTGCGCGCCACCGCATCCAACGTGTCGTCATTGACGATCTCCAACCAGAGATAGCCGGCGCCCTCACTAAACGCCGTCAGCGCTGAGCTGGTTAAGACGAGGCTATCGCCTCGGTTAAACTTGTTGAGCCCCGTAATCGCCGTCGCATTCACAATCGCCCCTTCCGGGGTCGTGTTGGCACTGGTAAGATTCAGCACCCCGCCGGTCATGTTGGTGGTGGTAGCCCCGGAACGAATCCGCGCCGTCAGCGTCGCCGCTTTGCCGGCCGTGGTGGCTTTGGCAAACACACTAAAAAACATCGAATCCAGGCGACCTTTAAAGGTCATCGGAATGACAAACACATCCCCCGCTACGGTCAAGTTTGCCAGCGTGAGTTGCAGCCCGATATACTGACTCCCCGTGCCTGGCGCGATGTTCTCCAAGGTCATGGTCTGACCTTCGATATTCGGGCCTGGAAACGCCATTAGTCACTCCTCCCGCGCCGCTGACTGCGCTCAACAGGTTCTGGACTCTCGGTGCTGGGCTCCGGGGCGGGCGGGGGCACACCAAGCGCCGCCACCTGCGCCTCTAACGCCTCCACCCGGGCCGTCAGGGCCCGCATTTCCTGCTCATACGCCACCAGCAGCCGCAGCACTTCCTGATACGTTTCCGGCGAGGCCTGTGGCGGCACCTCCGGGGCGTTCAGCGTCGTGACCGTCGTGCTGGGCGCCGTTTCGACCCCCAACTCGCTCCAACTGGCCCGCCAGCCGGCGTTGTGCATCTGCTCGTATTCTTCGGGGCTGCCGGCAACCCGTTCTTGCCGGTAGCCTTCGGGCGTCACAAATTTCAGCGCCGTCGGTTCAAATGGCGCCTGTTCGGTTGTGTCAGGTTCAGGCATACACTCATTCCTTATAACTCATTGATTATGCGGCTATACGAACCCCAAGCTCCGGGTACACCCAGGTCCACCCGTACAGGACATCTAATCGTCCTGCGCTAATATCATTCGCGCCGTCTTGGTACATATAGAAGCGAATGGAGATATTGGAGTCGGGATCACTGACCCGTTCGCACAGATCGCGGGGCACGCCGGGCGGGTAGTCGAGATCGACCACGGCCAGCGTCAGGGCGTCCCGGTGAAAGCCCAGATTCTGCGGGGACACGGTATTGGCCGTGCCAATCACGGTAATGGTGGCACCGTTGAGGGGCGACACGTTGACGGTTTGAAACTGCGTCCGGGTGCCGTCCAGGTTGGGCGGCGTCAAGGCCGGGTAAATGGGAATCGTGGCAAGCCCGCCACCATCACTGGCCACGTTGGCCGTCACGACAAACATTTGCAGGCGCCCGGTACTCTGCCGATTCTGCGGGTTGACGCTAAAAACGCCGTTAATCGTAAACACGTCCCCCCGGTTCAGGCGGGGTGCTGCTGCAGCCGTCCACCCCGAGGTCAGCAGGTTGGACCCCGTTTGCCCCCCACCCGCCACCTGCGGCGAACCCCCGAGCGGCCCCACCGTGTGCGCCGCAATATTCACATCCTCATACCAGTTCCAGCCGCCGGACTGCGACATCAAGCCACTGC